GGCAGTGGATTTCACTGTGCCGGTTGTGGAGTTGTCTCCATAGATGTAAGCTGCACCTACAGATGCTGCTCCAAAATTATAAAGACCACCGATGCTCTTGGCATCAGTCTTTGCCACTTCTGTTGCTCCATCTTTCGCTGCATACCCCACACCTGTCTTTAATGGACCATTGGTATAAGTCAAAGATCCACTTTTGATAGCAGATGTTGTGTCAGTGGTAGCCGACGAGGAGTTACCTGAGTAACCCAGTTGTGCTTGCAATCCACCAATGGTCGGTGACATGTATTTCATCACGTTGTTCACGTCGTCACCAATCTCAATTGCTGATCCATTCACAGCATGGTTACCAAATTTTCCAAATTGTCTGGCTATAGTATCCATCTCCGCAGCATCTGATAAATCGGTCGTACCGAATCTAACTTCTCCGGCCGATCCGCTGATCCCCACCCAAGCCTCACGAGCAAATATTGCTCCTGTAGTTGTAGAAGAACCCATTTGAGCCGTATTAGGTTTCAATCCACCCTCTAATTGAAAGTTGAATTGTACACCACCCAGGTCTTGAGATTTACCTTTGAATCCCAAAATGCTAGGAAGTAATCCACTCTCTCCCGCTCTGATCACAGTTTCTGAACCAGTGTCAAAACTCTGTGCACCAGCATCTAATCTACCGTATATAGAAACTGACGGAGCAGTTGTTTGAGCTCCGGCCGAGCTGGCTATCATGGTAGATGCTAGCAGGGCTAGAATTGTTTTGTTTATTATCTTCATTTTTGTTTTTTTCCTTTTTTAATTTCTTGCCAAAGCAAGAAACGTGATTATACTGCAGGTTGTGTTTTTATGCAACCTATTGTATTGCTAGGTTAATTTCCGGGCAATTTACTGGTAATTATATTACAAGACGATCACTCTATATTCTTTCTGAGTCAAAAACATTTTGCGCTAATTTACGCTGTCGCTGTTTTAAAAAAATGCGCTGACGCTGCGCTTATTGCTCTTCGTCTGAATGTAGATCGTTTAACAGTTGTCTTAATTTGCTGCCTTCCACGGTGGCTCTAACTTTACCAATTTCATCACCTCTAGTAGGATCTGGTTCTAGTCTAGCATCTGTAGGAGTACCTTCTCCGGAAATTTTGCTTTTTTGTTTTAATGAATCATACACAGTGGATGTTTGCTTTTTGAATTGATGCTGACCCTCTTCTTCGATTAAATCTTTAATTCTCAGTGTATCCACATCAAATTCAAGATCCACTTTCTGTCCTACACCGCTGCTGCTTCTAGTTTTCATAAACTGCACTTGATATCTGCCACGCTCTTTCATTGCTCGGCTAGTGAATATACCAAACACGTTGTCTGCTGTTTGTACTTTGGACAATCCGCCTGCTATGTGACTGTGATCAAATTCAATCTCTTCTACAGATGCTCTGTTTAACTGTGATGCTGTGGCCATTAACATCTTTGATTCTACTGCTAAATTTCTTAACTCTTCTGACACATATTTGTCTTTAATAAACAAATCTGCTGGTGATACTTTTTTACTCTTTGGCATCATAAGATCTAGATAGTCAATTAGTATACAATCTATTTTCTTTTTAGTTTTAAGCTCTAATTCTTTTATGTATGTTTTAATATCTAACACTGTGCTGCCTGATGGCAAATATTTGATTTGTAAATTGCCTGCTTTTTTAGCAATCATTTTAAGTTTCATTTCAACATTGTCAATTTCTGGAAATATCTTTCTTGTAGGTATATTAGTGATCATTGCATCTAATCTCATCGCTACCAACATCTCACTTAATTCAAAACTAATATAACAACAATTTAATCCTGCGCTTGCCCAGTTAACTGCTAAATTTTGTAAGAATAGAGATTTACCTGCTCCAGAACCCCCTGCAAATATATTCAACTCTCCACGATTGAATCCACCAAATAATTTCTTATCAATATTAATCCATCCTGTACTAATCTGTCCATTAGAATTTTTTAATCTTTCTAATCTTCCTCGAGGATCATCAAAATAATCTGTACCTATGTCTCGAGTTAACCCAATGTTAACTGCTGCTTTGATCTTGTCTTCTACCGGAGCATAGTCACCATGCTCTAATAAATCTGCAGATTCTAATATGGCTTTTTCTAATGCCTTGTGTCTAGAGAATGTTTCAAACTCATCCAACAACCATGTAAAGTGTGATGGATCTAAATCTTTTGCTGCTTTTAATTTAATATCGTGTTTAGCATTAACTTGCTCCACTTCTGGTAGTACTTTATATTGTTCTGCATAATCTTTAATAAATTTTGCAATAGGTTGTAATTTTCTATCAAAACTGTTGCTGTCAAATATATTCTGTGCTCTTGCAAATGACTCTGCATCTGCCAGCAGCATTTCTAAATATAATTTTTGTACATCAAAACTGTAATCAGCCATAAATCTTTCTTCTTAAATCTATTTTTAATGCTGTGGATTCTGTAGATTTAAGTATTGATTGTAATGTAAACAATCTACCATATTTTAACACAGCTTCTGCCACGTCCACAACCGATTCGTGCCATTGTGGAAATGCCACACTCCAACCAAACTCTTTTGCTTGATCTATTAGTTTTTGTCCTGGTTGATCTCTGTCTGGTACTACAATTACCTGCCTGTTTAATCCTTGTATCAGTTCTCTTTGCGTATCGTTAATCTCTGAACCTAGAATAGCCACACCACCCAATGTTATGGCATCAAACGGTCCTTCCATTACCAACACAAACTTTCTTTGCCAGTCTTGGGCATCCATATTGAATACATAACCCGGCTGTGTCTCTGTATAATACTTTATCTCTTTGTTGCGAGTATCAAATAATCTTCCTGTGTATCCTACTACTTCTCCGCGCCAATAAAACGGCACAATCACTCTACGATGGAAATCAGCAGTTTGATCTGGAGAGTAAAAGAAATCATACCACTCGGGTGCTATGCCTCTCTTCTTTAAATAGTTTAATAACTGATCTATCTTTTCATACTGTGCAGTTGTAAGATCTTCTGCAACGTATTTTTCTAACCAATGTTCTAATTTAAAACTGTTCTTTGGCAATTCTTTTTTTTGGAATGAGACGAATTTCTTTTTTTCATACTTAACATCAGCCTCTTCATGACGCATGGCTTCTATGGCTAATTTTTTAATTGTGTCATCAGCAACGCCTAGCCAACCCAATAGTGTTTTCATCTTAGCAGATAGTTTGCGACCAATCACATAACTTGCTGTGTAACCACAATTGAAACAGTGATAGCTTAGAGTACCATCAGCAGATGTCATTACTCCCCCACGTTTTCTTTTATCTGGAGATTCTCCATTGTACACACAACACGGTGCATTGAAACTCATCCACCCAGATGGTGTCTTTTTACGGCCAGCCGGTAACGATGTCAGAATTGTAGACTGAATCAGATTCATTCTTATAGTTTAATGTCTATAAAGGATTTTGTCAATGCGTCCGGTATTACCACTAGCATTAGCCCAACTAAATCTTACATTCTGGTAAACACCTGTAAAATTGTAGTAGGTAACTCCATTAGAATTTGTGAATGCTACCGGTGATGATTGATCTGTGGCAGTAATATCAAAATAATCAGAATCACCCGGAGTAGAAACCATAGTACCTTGTATTCTTAAAGATCCTGAAAAAGATTTTGTGTAGACAGCGATAGTGTGTAGAGCCACATTATTATTGATACCAGGATTAGCATCTATAGCAGAACTGGTATAAGTTAAAGGTCCTGTGGTGCTAGTAAAAGAATTAATTTCAGTGCTGTCAATCATATCAGGATAAGCACCATCTAATACTTCCACAGTACCAGCTGCATTGTAAGCAGTATCAGCAAAAGTCACTGTTCGTGTGTTATCTGCTGCCACTTCTTTGATAGCATAATTGTAGAATTTTGCATCCAGCGTTAAAAGATCACCTTCTGTGATTGTAACACTCGCAGTGCCTTTTTTAGTAATTGTGGAGCCATCGTCTAGTATAGTTAAATTTCTAGTTACAACCGATTGTTTAGTTTCAGAATCAATTAGATTAAATTCGTAAGTTTTGGCTGTGATATCCTGTGCTTTTTGATCTTCGTTTTTAAAAGTAAAAGTAAGTGGGTTTGAAACCCCTTTATACAGCTTTAATCGCCTATCGTACACCATTGGATTCCTTCCATGATAACCAGATATACCTATAATTACCACGTTGTTTAGTAAATACCTTGATACAGTTTGCATAGTTCATTGCTCACTGTATTTATTGAATATACTATGAATGAAATTTTTGAAACGCTAAAGACCAAGTTTCCGTTCTTATCGCTTATACGCAAGGGCGACTTGGAATATGTGGGCATAATACAAAATCAAGACAGTCAAGTAACCAGCTTCTATGATTATGGAAGAATCATGTTACCAGCTGATAAAATGAAATTTTTAAAACTAGGAGAAACTTGGTGGTGGGAATCTAATAGAAAAATTCCAATCAATATATTCTTAAAGAAAGATTTTGCTTATTTTAAACCAACAGTGGTAACTCTATCTAGTAAAGATATAAAAATAGTACACGGACCTGTGGTAAGACTAGAAGATATATCTAAAAAAAGAATCAAACGCAGAACTATACAGTTGATGCGTCGACCAGTTTAATTTTTTTTATTTTTTTTATTTCGTCTTTTGTGATCCATGTCATCCATGGTTTTAAGCACATAAGCGATAGCAGTCACAATGATTACCAATCCACCAATTAGTATTAGATCTGCGTTCATCAGTCTCGATCCTTGTAATATATATACAGTGCTAGAGCACAGATTAATCCTGTAGAAAGTGCTAATGGTCCTAAACCAACATAGGCAACTTTTTGTGATCCAGTGTTATTCCACACAGTTTGATACAACAACACAGCGCCAGGACCCAGTAACAACCAAACTATCACTAATATCACGTGCTCAGGAAGATTTTTTATAAATTCAATAATTTTTTTCATCACAGTCTATTTATAAGAAAGACTTCTATGTATTCTTGCGTATGAGATTCATCTGCACCACAATTGCCTGAGCGTAGGCCACAGCATGTGATTTCTTAAAAAAATAACTGTCGTCTTTAGGTTTTAACCAAACTTCTTTCAATATTTCAGACCAATATTTGTGCATGAGATTTCTTTTGGCTGGTCGTATGATTGCTAATACTGCTGCTAACTGTTCTATATTCTTTGGTTCTAATTTAGATACAATATCAAAATGTCCGTTGATATGAAACAGTTGATCCACAACGTTTTTATCTTTTAACATGTTCCAGTCTGGTTCTTCCAACATTAACTCTACTAACTCTTGTTCTGTCTTGATTCCTTCATAGAGATTTACATTTAATAAATCTATTTTGAAATATCCACGTTCTTCTGCTTTCTTATAATCAAAACTGCAACAATTATTAATAGGATCCACAGGTACTTCTTGAAAATATACACCCGTCTTGTGTTTCTCTACATCATCATCTTTGATGATAGCAGCAGGCACATGTTTAAAAAGTTTCAGTGCTTGTTCTCTATTTGCAAAATCTATATCTACATCAGGCATTAGTTGTATTTCCTTCGGTTAGTAGCCGATCTTATCAATGATCCTTTTTCTTTGTCAATAAATTCCAATATGTCTAGAGTTAATTTGTAACCTTTGCTCTCCTGTGCAGGATTATTAACCTCCGGTAGAATCACCTGACCGATAGAGCCGTCTTCTTTGATCACTATAATTGAATCTCCCACTGCCACATCTATTCCTTCTTCGATTGCGATCTTGTTACTCAATTTTAGCCTCCCGTGCTGTCTCTTGCACAAACAGAGCATCTGCCATGTTGGTCTTAAATCTGTTTGACCAAAATTCTGGATTGATGAATCTCTGTACCATTTGTAATTGTTCGTCTGTGAATGATTTTAACATTTTTTTACCAGCTGCACAACCGAGTACCAACCACGGAGATAATTTTCCAGTTTGTATATGTTGCACAGCTCGAGGTGTATTGACCAAACGAAAATAATCTGCCCATTGTACATTCTGTTCTTCAGCCCAATCCATCATGGTTTGTATACTTCTTTGTAGAGCAGCTTCTACTGGTTCTGTCTTGAGTGTGTCTATAAGGTAAGCCTCATAAAGATCATCTCTAGCCCAGTTGTCCAATTTGATTCTAGAACGTACCACATAGTCCACATATTTTTCTGGATACAGAGGATTGACATGCATGATGTATCTGCCAAATTTTACAAAGGCATTGTAATAAGCACTCTTACAGAAGTCTTCGTAGGTTTTGGGTTTTCCATTATTCTGATGCACTTGATAAAATTTTTGAAATACCAAAAAAGCATTCTGCACCCATTTCTCATTTTTCTGTAGATGTCGGCGTTTGGGTTCACACACGTGAACTTGTAGAGTTCTTTCTTTTGTAAAACTCTTGCTGCAGAATGTACAGGTATTAAGATTGCTTTCCATGATCCTCTAGCAGTTGTTCTAGTTCGCTGTCGGTTATAATCTTATCCAATGTCTCTAAATCTGACAGTTTAGTATTGGGATAGATATCCATTAGAGTTTGCAAAGACTTGTTGGGAGTTTTCTTCATAGGCTTGATCCATGGATGGAACTGTTGTTTTAATCCGCCACACATGGAAGTTAACTGCCAGCACAGTTTTTTATGCTTGCCGCTCAATGTAAAAAGATGTTTATTAACAAACTCATTGATCATCTCCACATAATGTTCTTGATAGAATCTATCTCCTGACACAGCAGAAGCATAACGCATGATCATGTAAGGACTATACAAGGATCTCTCATGATCATCTATTCGATCGTAATAGTCTTTGTTGCGAAAGTCTATGGCTTTCATACCGTTCCTTAATTCAAAAAATTTCTTCTTTTCACTCATCTTCTTTCCATGTCAGTGCAAACACAGATGCGTGTTTGGGATTTTTAAAAGTTATTTCTATGTTCTTGCCTCGTAGTTGATACCCTTGTATGCTTAATCGTTTTTTTCTAGCATGTTCCATGATCCACTCAATGTAGTGCCTGTTCATTAACACAGGTATCTCTCTGTCCTGTTCATCTGGAACCATGATAACAGGTGCTTCCATACGAACCACATTGTCTTTTTTTCTTACCATACTGCTCCATATTCTAGAAATTCTGATTGTCTAGATATATCTTTGACAAAATATGCACACGGGGGATTGTCATCATCTGTAAGAGGCACTGCCAATATCTGTCCTGATTTAACTTTGGGGAAGTACCATTTAACTTCTTGATATATGTCCACAATATCCACTTCAGCAAAAGTGGGTTTAGAATCTGATATGGGATTGAACATGAATGCATTGAATCCTCGGTCATTTAAACTGGTCAATGGCAACACATGCAATTCTCCCTGTTCAGGATCTCCTATAATCATTTTCCAATCCAGCGGCATTTTAATTTTATATGGTCCAATTTGTAACACTGCTGCTGGAGCATTGAATGATTCTAAGAATATCAGTGGTATAAAGAAATAATCTGGGTCAGCTGGGTTAGAATTGTCTAGCACTGCAAATCTTAATTTGTCGTCTACATATTCTGGTATCTTTTCCAGTACGTATGTTTTATTTTCTAATGTAAGGATTTTCATAATCTATCTTTTCTATATTATACGGATAATTGGCCTCTTTGTAAAACTTTTTTCTTTGCCCAAGATGTCTTTTTGCAAATTTACAACTAGAAGTTATATCCCAAATGTTAACGTGATCTTTATCTTCTGCTTTTCTAATACCTCTGCCGATACTCTGTATCACACGCACAAAGCTCTTACCGGGTTCTATCAATACCAAATTAAAGATTCTAGGTATGTTTATTCCCACAGCAGCCACACCATAGGTAGCAATAATAACTTTATGTTGTGCTATAGAAACTTCATCATAGTGTTCTTTTCTTTCAGTATTCTTTGTAGAACCAGAAATAAACACACTGTCTGGTATTTTCTTTTCTAACAACTCACCAGCAGATATTCTATCCACTAGAATCATTGTATTGCCTGTGGTTGCAATATCTTCTATGGTTTTTGCAATCCACGACATTCTAGTTTCATCAGTGGTTAACCATTTTAATTCTTCTTGATAATTTTTAAATTCTGGATGATCCTGTGTTTGTAACACATTAACATTGCATTGTGCTAATACTCCTTTGTCTTGCAATTCTTTGGCTGCTATTCGGTTAGCTACTTCTCCTATGCTGCATTTTAATCCAAAAAATTCATAATCGGCTTTCGGCACTGTGCCCGTAAGTCCCCAACGTATACCACATCGGGCAAACGGTCCTGTTAACATTCTTTTTAACACATCTGCTTTCGCCATGTGTACCTCATCTACTATTATAGTATTGATATTTTCTATGGCTTCTAAGAATGCGGTGGTTTCATCATCACGACTTTTCTTTTCTAACACATTCAATGATTGCCAAGTAGCAATGGTGTTCTGTCGACCCAATTCTTTTCTATCACCATAGTATACTCCTACATCTAAATTACATGCCAGGAAATCATCTTCCGTTTGTGTAACCAAACTCTTATTGGGTACAATAGTTAGAGTACGTCCATAGTTCTCAACCAATTTGCATAGAGCTGCTGTGATAATGGTCTTACCTGCTCCGGTGGCAATCTCTTGAATACACTGAGGATTCTCTAGGAACTTGTTTATAGTTTCCACTTGATAATCTCTCAATACTATAGATTGTCCAGCATTAGGATGATTCTTGGGCCAGTTAATATCTGATAGATAATTTTGATTTATTAATTTAAATTCAAAGTTGTGAGGAGTTCTTTGATCTTCTAATTCTACATATACTCCAGCGTCTTCCAATATAGGTAATATTTGTCCAACTAGAGCTAGGTAGGTATTGCCGCCTAATCCAAAGAAACTGACTTTGCCATCCCATCTGCCAAGTTTTACTGCTGGTAGATGTCGAGCATATGGTATTTCAAATTTAAATTTGTTGCTGAGATGTTTTCTATGTTCTAGAGAAAGATTTTCAAATTTGACGTTTACTTCGTCTCGAATTACCAGTTTGCATGAACTCATATAGATTGCATTGTGTCAGATGGTTTCTGACTCATATAATACAATCTTTTTGGCAAATTTTCAACCAACTTATCTAACGTATTGGTAGACATAGGCCAGTTGGGATAATCCTGTAGCATGAATGCTATCTTGGGTTTAATACCAGATTTTAAAAGAGCTCTTGGTATTTTGTTTCTAACAAATATAATTTTTGTTGCTGAGGTAATTTTACGATTGTCAGCACTTAGATCATAGAGTTTTTTCCAATCGGCATATATTTTTGCTCGTTCTTCCATAGGAGTGTCTGCACCGTAAAAGAAATCAGGAGATGGAAATTGCTCCACTTCAGGATTGGGATCAATGTTTATAGGACGATCAAATTCAAAACCAAAAGCGATATTATCTTTGAATATGCCCACAGATTCAAATGCTTCCAACCATTCACGAATTGTAACAATCTCTTCTTTGGATTGTATCTCTCCGCTAAATGGGCAGAGTGCTGGTAAATCGTTCAATGCTATAACTGCTTCCAACAGTGTTTTTTTATCATAAACTTTTCTATCTACATACAGATTAGTATCCGATGCATAAGCTATTTTTTCTGCTAGAGTTGTAGCAGGTGCGGAATTATTTCTAACATAAGGAATACAGAATTGTTTTAATTGATCTCTCTGTTGAAGATATGACAGCGATTGACAGTGTTCTTGCCAATACTCTGTCAGTGATTCAGAAGCATTGATTAATCTTATAGCATTGTTATCTATATCAGCAACAACAGGCAGATATTTCTTTTTTTCTTGTTTAATTTCATCGTAGTCTTTTAATATTTTTGTGTTGAGTATTTTAAAATCATATCTCACAGCCATCAGTGCAGCATAGTAGGCTACTGTGTCGGAGTAGTTCATGGTCCACTTTTTGGTTTCTCCGTCATAGAGCATAGGAACCAGCCCTTGTGTTTTCTTTTTAAGGCATCTTATCAACGCAATAAATTTCTCGTTATAAGGAAATCTTATTTCTAAAACTTCTCTGCCATCCTCAGCCGCAAAAACATCTATACTCTTTTCAAAACTGATTGTTCTAAATGGTTGATCATAACGTGGATTGTTTATTAATTCATCCGTATCAAATCCAAATTTATCTACTAAAGTTTTATATCTCTTTAGAAACATCCTAGCTAGGTTGGCCTGTTTCTCAGTCCAAGCATAAGGAGCATCTGCAAGACTCTGTATAGTTTTAAAATCTTTATCATGCACTCCAGAATTCTGAAAAACACCCCCAGTATTATAGGCCAGTATTCTAAGAGCAGCCTCCATGGATTCTATCTTACGAAGCGGTGTGTTTGAATTTGTCATTTTTAAGATAATTACAGTATAGCACAAAGGACGAAAAAGTCAACAGTGTTGGAGCTTTTATGAGAAGAAAAAGAGCACTAAAATTAAGACGTAAAATACAAGTGGAAACACTTAATAATCAGGGTCCTTATCTTACCAGTAGACGTGCTATAGATCTTTGGTTTCGTTATATTAATCGAGCAGTGTTTGATAACCAATTGCCCAATTTTGACAAGATTATAATTAAAAAATGGTTAAAGCAGGCAATGGGGCAGGTGTGTGCTTATCCAGACAAAAATCCTAAAAGATTTGAATTAGAAATGCTAAAAAAATATAGAACCAAAAGAGATTTTATAGAGACACTAGCACACGAGATGATACATCTATACCAGTTTGCATTAAAGAAAGATACCGGCTGTCACAACAGTATGTTCTATAGTTTTAGACCAAGATTTAAATTTATTGGTTTAGGACTTTCTTTGTAAATTCCTCGTAAGTCATTAATTGAGTATTACCTAAATCAGTACCACTCTGTAGATGATGCATAGGCAATGTGGGATTATTGTGAACCACAGTAAACTGACAATAAGGTCTTTGTTTTATTAAAGTTCTAAATTGTTGTAACCAAGCATCAAACACAGTGTCGCTATTCCTTGGGCCATAAAATTCTGTACCTTGATAGATATTGTTGAGTTTGCCTTGGCCATACTCTTGAAAATCAAATCCTATCAGATATATGTTTTTGTGTCCGTGTACACAAGCAGTCCACATAGCTTGTTGTCCAGATACCCAGTAAGGATTATTAGGTATAAGATTTATTTTTCTAGGATAACGATTAACTTCTAAAGAGGGAGCATAGCATATACATTTTTCATAAACTCGATCCTCTACTATACCTTTAGTAATTTTAGAATCTACCATGAAAAGATAATCAGGCACAAAATCTCTATAGAGAGCATTACATCCATATGTTTGTCCAGATGCTTTTAAAAGATTTAAATTAAATCCTTTTCTCGAAGGACCGTTACCTATAATATAAGCATTACCTCTTGGCACAGCTTTAACTTGATCCTCATAGAATGCAGTCTCTTGTATCTTTTTACCGCCTTTGATTGTTATTTTTGTTACTATAGTTTCTCCAATATATGGTTGCCATTCTATAGGTTTAATATCTTCTGATCTACCGATAATTTTCATTTAATGTATTTCTCCTCAAGTCTTTGTCTTATTCTTTGCCATGGCAAGCCTTCTCGTATCTCTGACACTGTCCATTCCGTATAAGCTAATTTATTTGCCCATTGCTGGCGTTCAGGCATAACAGGATTTTCAATTGTTGTTAAAGAATGGTTTCCTACGTCATAGCATAGGCTTGATTCACTTACAAATACAGGTATACCGTTGATAACAGATTCCATTGCTGGATTAGAAGAATGATTAATTACTGCCCATGCAGAATTTAAAGTTTTTTTAAAATCTGTATCATCGTAGGTACTCTTATCTCTCTGTGGTTCTCCTATTTTAACATCTGTATATTTTTTTTCATTAAAATTAAATATATTTCTAGGATGTGGTCTTATTAATATAGGACGACTACTATACTTTCTAATTTCAATTATTTGTTGCTCAATCCAGTCTGCCATGATTGGTTTGCCTCTCCACTGATGACTGGTGTCATGTTGTCCACATAATATTACAGTATCTCCGTTTTGTTTCCATGGTTTCATTTCTATATTAAACTTGGGCCAACGTTGAGCATCAAAATTATCATTTGCAAAATCGGCATCTCTATTAATGCCATTAATGCCCATCTTCCATGTGCTGTTTCTTTTAAGTCCTCCTACCTCCATTACCACAACAGGTTTTTTTCTTTCTTGAAAATTATTCCATATTTTTCTATTGGCAGACATTCTGCCAGACCATAACACAGACCAAATAACAGCAACATCGCAATCTTCGTCTTTGTTAATAGATATTTTTTCTCCTTTTGCTCGTAGATGTTCTATGAAAGCAGCAAACACAGGCCTGCTATTAATGCTACCATTCTCTGGAAATACTGCTATTTTCATTTTATTGATGTTGGAGCTTTCTTCCAATAATCCACGTCCCATACATTAACAGGAGCATCCTTCATTGGAGGTCTTAAATCTGCTTTAGCACTGCTGCCTAGTTTTTTTCTTTTGCCTTTCATGTGGTCCATATATAAACCCAATTCACTATTAATAAACACATGATGTCCTTTAACATTTTTTCCATATCCAATATCATTTACTTGTATATTGTATTTCTCTTGAAATTTTCTAGCTAAGTGCCAGAATACAAAACTATCATGCCATTCTAACAATTGAAATACTTCATTGGAGATATATAATTTTTCCCATTCAGCAACAAACTCTTGTATGTTAGGATGTTGTAAATTATATCCTACAAATCCACACTCGGGATATTTGCCACCATCGTTTAATGCATATCTTTCTCTGCCTAAAAAAGTTAACATAGTATCTCGAGGTAATAGAGTCTCGAGAAAGTTTAATGGCAACGGTCTAAATGTAAAAGTATCAGCATCAACCCATAGCACATAATCATAATTGGGAGAATTTCTCACAGCATTGATTACACAGAAAACTTTATTACTAAATCTCACAGCGTCCCAAAGAAAAGATCCTTTATTTTTATCCAATCCACCTTGTTGTTGTAGAGCAGCAGGTCTTCTAACCCCCCCTGCAATCTCTTGTAATTCTCCACATGCCACAGGATCGTTTTTATGTTGATTTTTAAATTTTAACAATTCTGGTTCAGCAGAGTTAAGATCCACCCATGTAATTTTAGGATGATCGTAATTGGGTTTAGGCTCTTCAAGATAAACCACAAGATCAATTTCATTCGGCCACTGTTCAGCAATACTCTTAATACCTCTGCCAGAATAAAGATCCCATGTACCCGGTTTGTAGGAAGTGATTACTTTAATTTTCATATTCTATTTAATTTAATACGTTGTTTGATATTTTTTAATCCAATCTTTCATTATCCATGCCGGAACTAGAGCTTTGCTTGACTTTTGACTCACTGTAACTTGATCCAACATAGACTTTTCTCCCATGCTGTTTGTATAAAAGTTTTTTAGATTTTTATCAGAACCTCCTGCTAACCATTGTCCAAGTGGTACAGTCCATCCTGTTTTCGGTTTATTAATTATTGTGTCTGGTAATATTCCTTTGTAGGCAATTTTGGTTAATAATTTGGTCTCATGTTTATTTTTACCTATTTTATAACTCGTTGGTATATCTAAACAATATTGCATAAACATTTTTGTAGTTAACGGAAATCTTCCCTCCATACCAAATGCCATACCGTATTTGTCATTCCTAGAAAAGAATTCGTTTGGTGCTTGCGCCACACAATCGAGTGCCATGTAAGACGCTACAGGATCTGCAGGATTCCATAAAGTATCGGGATACAATTTTATTAATTCTTCTCTCAACACTGTGGCTGGCAAAGTTGGAACCCCTACTATTAATGGTCTTTTTATTCTTTGTAACCATTTGTCTATTATACTACTCCATGAATTAAACTTTTCATCTTTCATCTTCCAGTACTTAGGATATCCTCCTATTATTTCGTCACCCATATCTCCTGCCATGGTTATGATAGTGCCTGCTTCGGATAATTTACGATTAGTATGATAATACATGCTCATGCTAGGATTGTATACAGGTTGCTCCATGTAATAGATGCTGTCTTCCCATGCTGCAATCACATCATTAGGAGTAATAATAACTTCTGTGTGATTAAATTTTTCTTGTTGTGCTAATATTTTTGCACAGGTAGCATCACTATTGTAATCTTCATCTGTTACAACATTGGGCTGCATTTTATTAGTAAATGTATTCACAGCACCATGTATCTTCATCATTTCGTATGCTACTACACTGCTGTCTAATCCACCGCTGAGAAACACTCCCATCTGTCTTCGTCCTATGCTGCACATCTGTACAGTTTTTCTAACTTTATCTCTAAACTCTGCAGGATCGAAAGAAGAGTTAGATCTAGGAGTGATATAAATTCTTTCTGATAATTTTATTCTTTTATTTGTGCAATCATAAGTGATTGTTTCTCCAGGCATCAGTTGTTTTATGTTAGAAAAGAATGTGTTTCTAGTAGCATTAATACCTGTAAGACTCATACAACTGATTGCTAACTGATCTATCTTTCTAGAACCAGGTACTCGATCCAACATACCTTTTATTTCAGAACCAAATATTAATCCTTCTGCTGTTTCGGCATAGTATAAAGGTTTAATACCAGCGTGATCTCGACTTAATATTAAATGTCTTGTTTGGGTATTATAATAAGCAAAGGCATGCATACTATCAATCTGCTCAACAAATTTTTCACCATAATGGTCTAATCCCCACGCTAACAGTTCTGTATCACACGTGGTCTTGGGTTGAAATTCTGTATATTTTTTTATTAAATCAAAATAATTAAAAATTTCTCCATTATAGATTAATATGTTACCTCTTTCGGTACGCCATGGCTGATGTGAAACTGTAGGTTGATCGGTTATGCTTAAAAGATTATGTCCTAGAGTAATATAGTCATCGTTCCAAATATCGTGTCCATCTGGTCCTCGATGTTCACAAATCTTTATATACTTTTCTATAAAGTCTCTATCTTTTTTCGTTATACCATATATGCCACACATATTATAATCCTAATCTCTCTTTGAATCTACGAAACACTGTACCATTTTTAATTTCTTCTGTAGTCCACATCTTATACCCTAAATCATTCAACCATTGTGTTCTATCAGGCAGTTCGGGTGATTCTATTTTGGTTAAATCTCGATTAGCTACAGGCCAGCATATTGCTAGATCTGAAGTACAAAAAGTAGGTATACCTCTCACACAACTGTCTGTACTAGCTGTTGAATTGTGTGTTACCACAGCATGACAATTAGCAATTGCTTCTTGAAAATTAAATCTATAGAATTTTTTATTATCTCCAGAAAAAAACTTAGGACCTATCACTAACTCAACATCACTAGGAAATTCTTTTGCTCTTTCTGCTATGGCTGCCATATGATTAGGATGTGGTCTTACTAAAAACTTTCTAGCAGTTAATGGTCTTAGTGTTTTATAAACTCCATTAAACCAGTCAATTGGATCTAACTCGTTCATACTCCAGTTATCCTTAGGCTGTAGAACAAACAGTATTGGATCCTCTGGATTAGATTTTCTCCATGGATCATTTTTAATATTCCATAATCCTTTCATCATTTCCCAACGATCTGGTGGAGAGTTATCCGATAAAAAGTTACCATTGTTCATAGGAGAATATAGAGCCACTCTCCAGTGATGTTTAGGATGATCCACTGTGTTTCCAAAACTGCTCAGTAGACCCCCATCGAATGTAATAATATAGATACCTTTCTTTTTGGCACGCTCCACAAGGTCTCTCCTTCTACCCTTGGTGTGATGCATCTGTTTGTCACCACCGTACCCAAACATACAACCAATTGGAGCAGTGGGTTCCATTTCATCTTGACGCCACTCTCCTGTGAGATTTTCATTAACAATCACAGGTTCGTCTCCAGACTTTCGTACACCCTCAGCCATGTGTTGTAATAGTTCCCAACTGGCCCCTCGACGTCTATCTTTTACTGTTCTTCGAAATATCTCAACTTTCATCTAATATCCTCCATGCCCATCCGTTTCTCATTTCTTCCTTTGTGAATTGTCCGTATGCTAGAGAATAATAACAAGGTTCTCTATCTGCATATTTGGGTGTTTCTATTTTTGAAAAATCTTGTTCTGCTATAGGAGCGCATGAGTTCATAGCATCGGTGTATACAGGTATGCCTCTTGCCGTGGCTTCTATGGTTATGTTGCTGTTGAACGCTATTATAGCATGTGTGTCATTCCAATCGATCGGAGTTGCTGTGTCTTCTGTATCGTTAGGTCCTGGCATCAGTCGACCAAACTCATCTATTTTACTGTCTGGATTGTAACCTTTGTTCCTCACAACTATCTCTCGATCAGTATTTGCTCGTAGGGTTTCTAAAGTTTTAGATAGCCAGTCTTCTTGTTCAAACATAACTGCTATGCTGTGCGTGGGAGGACATACCACAATTTTACGACCACCTTTCTTCCATGGTTCTATTTTAAATGGAAAATATTTTTTAAAACGATCATCGGGTCTAGATTCTAAAAAATTCTTTGTGTGGCCGTTTTTGGTTATTCTCATTAGATAAGGATTGCCTCGGCTCTCTCCCCAGTAAGGACGATCCATGAAATAGAAATCAATCTTATTTTTTAGAGCCCAATAATATACCATATTAGTGCCTCTCAATATTCCCATTAATACAACTTTATCAGCATCTCTTTGTTGTATTACTTGATCGTATGATAAAATTTTTGATCCTGGTAATCCTTGTTGTGCCCATGTTATGTATTTTTCTGTAGCGGGTCTATCGGTTTTGCTAAGATATATCATTTGTTATTAATTATTCTATTTTTATAACCTGTTAATTAATTCAAACAGTGCAGATGTATTAACAGATATATTATTAAAATCTTTTTTTCTTTTAACACCTTTAATTTTATCTCCGGTTATTGGTACTTTTTCTCCTAATAATACATGATGAGATAATCCTAAATGATGACTTAATACAGGATAAACTTTCTTTTCTAACAATTCTTTTTGACTTATTTCTATCACTTTTGTTCCTGGTTGACACCATAGCAAATTAGTTAATCCAGCCCCGTGGGTGGATATCACATGACTAGCTTCTGAAAAAAGTCCTATTTGTTTTTGTGTGCTCATACCAGTCAATGTTACTGTTTCCCAACCCTGTAGAGCCATGAACACTTCTTCAGCATTAATTAATTTCCTTGCAGGAGCATCATCTCTGCTGATAAAGATTTTTCTAGTAGGATTTATTTTTCTACCAAATTTATGCCTCAACCATTTTACTGTATCAGGCACTGTTATACCATCTTCGTGATTACTCATAGAAGGGGCTAATAGATGTGCAAATTTCCATGTGGTGTTTTTAGGCATCACATAATATCTTAGATCTGGAAATAACTCTTTGGCCACACGATCAAAATATTCACTAGGACTACTCAATACATAGATAAAATCTGTATATTTAGAACTGAAATATTTTTCTATTAATCTAAACTTTGATATTACATCAATCCATATGTGCCAAGCATTATTAGCACTCTGTTCATCAATAGGTAACCATACATATTTGTACTCTTCAAAAAGTTGTTTGCTAGAAGCAGGCAGAGATATATCTATATTCTCTCCCCAGGTTTGCCATAATCCGTGAGTCTTGTGTGGTTTATATCGAGTATTGTGCAACAATGGCCAGATATGTGAAGTGATCATGTGATTTTCATTAGTGATTATCAATGGTAGACTGTGTGCTACACAATCATGAAATTCTGCCATAAAAGTAGGATTAGTGGTAAAAGTTTTCCTAGGAGCATCGGAATGATAATCCACAGTGTATTGGTATGGTACATCCAGAATATCGAAGCGTTCTTGGAAGTATTGTATGGCTGATATGTTTTTTACAATCATTGTATTTTCTATAATTATACTATAAAATAGTACAGATGTTAACCATATACGCACCTCTAGAAAATACCAAAAGCAAGTGTTGGGAAGTATTCGATGGTATTAAAAAATCTTGGCCCGCGGACGTTCGTGTAAAGAGTAATTTGGAAAAAATAGCCGAATCTCCTGCAATGTTTTGGGGGTTTGTTAATAACAATATTAATCTTGTGCATCAGTTAGAACAGCAAGGATTGGATTATTGGTATACCGATACTCCTTATTTTGGAAGATTTGATAATAATAATTTGAAAGAAGATAATCATTATTGGAGAATTTGTAAGAATCAAATACATGCTAGATACTGGAGAGATTGTCCATCAGACAGATTCAACAAATTTAATTTAAAAATTAAAACAAGAGATAAAAATCAAGGAAAATATATTCTTATCTGTACTAGCAGTGTGGGCATACATACATATCTTAAAAAACCCAATTGGTTGAATGATACTGTTAAAGAAATAAAAAAATATACAGATCGTCCTATTAAGATAAGAGAGAAACCCAGAAAGGCTGGCACATCTGGTCCTGCTGTGGCTGATGTACCACTAGAACAAGATTTACAAAATGCATGGGCATGTGTGACCAGTTGTAGTATCAGTGCAGTAGCAGCAGCACTAGAAGGAGTGCCAGTATTCAGTGATCCAAAAAGTTTTGCTTGGTCTATGTCATCTGCGAGTCTATCTGAAATAGAAGATCCATTATATTTAGATCCTACAAAATGGTTGTATTCATTAGCTTATCAACAATTTACTCCTCAAGAATTTGCCAATGGCACAGCTGTCAATATTTTAAAAGAGATTAGAATGTTATGAACATAGAAAAAATAAACGGATTTTGGGTACCCAGCAACGACATACATGTGGAACAATGGCGTCAAGGACAACCATTCACGCAGAATAAATGTCTTAAAGAATTTCTTGATTGGTGCCAAGCCCATAATCAAAAATTTAATACAGTATTAGATATTGGAGCATGGTGCGGAACATGGAGTGCAGAATTTGCACCATATTGTAAAAAGATATATGCTATTGAACCAGACCGAACACACGTTGAATGTCTTTTAAAAAACCTTTCTTCATTTGATAATATAGAACTATTAGATTATGCTGTGGGAGATATTGAAACCACAGTATCATTGACCGATGATGATTTTACACAAGCTAGAAGAATTTATTCAATAGGTAATATATCAATGAAGACCGTGGATTCTTTTCAATTTGAAAACGTTGATCTAATTAAAATAGATGTAGAAGGATTTGAAATGAATGTGCTTCGCGGAGCAAAAGATACACTAAAAAATTGTAATTTTTTAATGATAGAATTAAACAATAATTCAAAAAAATATAATTCTAGCAATGCAGAAATAGAAAAATATCTACAGCAGTTGGGTTTTACCACATTAATAGACAAATGGCCAGACAAGGTTTTTATTAGGAATAATTAATATATCATGAAAATTTTTATAACAGGTGTTGCTGGATTTTTAGGATCACATCTAGCAGATCTAATGATATCTAACAGTCATCAGGTTGCTGGTAATGATAACATGATCGGAGGCTACAACGATAACATACCAGAAGGTGTAGAGTTTCATCAAATTGATTGTCGAGATTTAGATAAGATGACTGAAGCCATGCGAGGCAGCGACATAGTGTATCATTGTGCTGCTACTGCTTATGAAGGATTGAGTGTGTTCAGCCCACTGTTAGTAACTCAAAATATATTTGAAGCATCGGTGTCCACAGTAACAGCAGCAATAAAGAATCGAGTTAAAAGATTTGTATACTGCAGTTCCATGGCAAGATATGGAACCAATCAAGTGCCTTTCCGAGAAGAATACGAACCTAAACCACAGGATCCATATGGTATTGCTAAAGAAGCAGGTGAGCGAGTAATTAAAAATTTATGTGACACACACGGCATAGAATGGAACATAGCAGTGCCACACAACATTGTAGGACCTAGACAGAAATATGATGATCCTTTCCGTAATGTTATGAGTATTATGTTGAATAGAATGTTGCAAGGTAAAGCACCGGTGATATATGGCGATGGAGAACAGAAAAGATGTTTCAGTTATATCGATGATTGTCTATATTGTTTAAATGAGCTAGCATTCAATGAAAATGTTAAAGGAGAAATAATCAATATTGGCCCAGACGAAGAATTTGTAAGTATTAATCAATTATCAGAACTGTGTGCTAATGAAACAGGCTGCAACCTAGATCCCATACACTATGAAGATCGTCCTAAAGAGGTAAAACTGGCCACTTGTTCAGCCGATAAAGCTCGTCGATTGTTAAATTATCGTACCACTACTAATTTAAAAACTGCTGTAAAGAAAACTGCTGATTACATACGACAAAGAGGCACACGGAAATTCAAATATCATCTTCCTCTAGAAATAATCAGCGACAAGACTCCTAAGACCTGGAAAGATAGATTAATATGATATTGTCGCAACTTAATACAGAGATACAGAGCGATAAAGGTACACATCATAGTTATATCGAAATGTATTACGAAAAAACTTTAGCCAATTACAAAGATAAAACAATTACTCTATTAGAGATTGGTGTCAACGCTGGACGATCTTTAGAATTATGGGCAAAATATTTTAATGAAGATAGTATAATAATAGGAATTGATAAAAAAATGACCGTACCATATAAACCCTCTAAAAAAAATATGCGTTATATTATCGGAGATGCCACCAAAGAAGAAACTGTAAAAAAACTTGACGATATTGATATTATTATTGATGACGGATCTCATAGAATACAAGACCAACTTAAATCTTTTAATCTTCTCTATCCTAAATTAAAAGAAGATGGAGTTTATATCATAGAAGATATACGAGATATAGACAGTACTATACAACAATTTAAAGATTTAGAAAATAGTCATCGAGTAACTGTTAAAATTTTTGATTTTAGGAATTTAAAAAATATAAAAGATGATGTTATTGTGGAGATAAGAAAATGATTTCTATTTGTTGTCCGTCTCGAGGACGTCCAATGCTTGCTAAAAGAATGATAGACACTGCCTATAAAACAGTTAGCCAACCTAAGAATATAGAAATATTGTTGTATCTAAACGAGGATGATCCAACACTAAATGATTATAAAAAGTATATTGATAAAAGACATTACACAATAGGACCCAATCAAAGCACTTGTTACAGTTGGAACCAATTAGCTGAAACAGCCAAACACGATATATTATTTTTAGCAGGTGATGACATACAGTTTATGACTAAAAATTGGGATCTTAATATTATAAAAGTATTTGAAAAATTCCCAGACAAGATTTGCATGGCTGCCCCTTTTGATGGCAACGGTAAAGGAAATGGCACAGCATTATTAACCAATGAAGAGCCCTATCAATTAAAAGAAAATGAACGAGTTGGTAGTCCTCATTTTGCTGTGCATCGAAATTGGATGAAAGCACTTGGCTATTTTGTTCCTCCATTTTTTTGGCACTGGTATGTGGACACATACAATCAAACTGTTGCTAAAAAACTTGGCAGATGTTTTTATCTAACTAAAACATTAATTCAAGCAAAGAAAGTTTTTGATGATACTGCTATATTAGTTAGAAAAAATTTAAATATTAACGTTAGAGATGATTATGTTTGGAATAAAATTAAAGATCGTCATCTAGATGCTGATGTTAAAAAATTAAAAGAATTTATAGACAATTACAAAAATTAACTTAATAATTTTTTTATTTTTTCGTTTGTTACAGAATCAAAATAAACCTCACAAAACGGTCTATGAGGTAATTCGTGTTTTCTAGGTAATACTGTAAAACTTTTATTTGTTTCTATTATTAATATAGTATTATGCCAGTAACTTAATGTTTTTTTAATAGAGCCATTTGAGAGTTCTATTTCTCCGCCTTTACTTTTATCTGTGCGTTGTTGAAAAAACCAATACCCGATATATTCATTATTTTTTTTAGGAGTTAACATATTAGTAAAATCATTATGAAAATATAATTCTACACACATCTCATATATGAAATTTTGCCAATGTTGATGTTCTATATTATTCCATTGTTCATAAAGTCTATCATAAACATCTCTACGCACAAGAGTACTAGACCAAATATGTGGTATGGGATTTTTATTGCAATCAACTTTAGCTATCAACCAACGATCGTGGCTCATGACGAAAATAGATTTATTAATTCTTTCTTCCAAACATCAGCATACTCGCAATCTCTGTAATTTTCAAACCACGGACCGCCTTCGGTATAATGTAATATTTTTGGAGAGCCATCCCGTGGTTCTTTGTACCAACCTACTAACCAGTTGTATTCATGAGGTAGAGATCCTATATCAGAATCTTCTAACCAACTAAATCTATGTAAAAACTTGCCTGTTTCTTTATTCAACAGTTCTGGTGTTAATATTTGATTCTTAGGATGAGCGCAATTCCACAACACCATCGAACTCCAATTTTTTCTAGGATATGCTAGTTGCATCTGCCCATCCATCTTAACACCTTCTGGTGGGGTGTAATCGTGTTGTACACATACTACTGCTTTGCTGTCATCGCAGTATTGTTTTAATTCATCAGCATCTATTTGCCAAACAAAATCACAATCACAGAACACTGCCCATCCTTGATAATTTTGTAGATATGGTATAAAGAATCTTGTGAATGTAAATTCTGTACTAGCAAGTCGATCTATTTCTCTAGTGTAAATTCCAGATTCTCTAAGAGTTTTCATTTTTAGAGGTACTACTTCAATATTTCGATTTCTACGTTTTATAGAATGTTCACATACTTGATATGTGATATCTTCTCGCGGATCATAACCTACATATACTTTCATAGTTTTCCTTCCTCTCTCATCTTCTTTCTAATATCTGTAGCAGAGATTTTTTGTATATTTTCTGGCAAAACAATCTCTTCTATCTTATAACCAACTCCTCTACCGTAACAAATATTAGTTATATTTGGTACTAAAGTTATTCTAATTCTGTTCTTATAAGGTGTTAATGCTTGTTCTATATTCTTTTTAACTGTTTCAAAATCAAACGGATTGTCTCCTACACCTTGCACATCGCGAACCTGTATGTTTACTTGTCCTGTTTTTTTAACAATCTCTTCAAACAGAGCTTGATGTCCTTCGTGCCATGGTTGCCATCTACCTAACATTTGAGCTGTGGGTCTACGATTATCCCAAACATACTCTTGTATTTCATCTGCTATTCTTAAAGACCACAATTCTGCATTCTGTGTAGGTACTCGAAAATCATATTCTTGTGGTGGTACAAACATTCGATTAGTATCTTCAAATCGTCCTTCTTTGATAGTATCAACCCATACAGTATAATCAGCATTAAAATCCTGTCTAGTTTTTTCTGTAGGACACACAAAATCTGCAATCACATGTCGACTATTATCTAATCCTTCTTGTGCTAAACGTTTCATTCTTTCTGCTTGTCTTGTTCTACCCTCGGGAGAAAAATCCCAATCGTTGGCTTCTGCTCTCACTCTGTCAGCATTTAGCCACACAGCACCCAGTAAGGTCGCTAGTTTATCAGATAGATAACTCTTACCTGATCCTGGTAATCCCATTACTAATATTTTTTTATTTTTTTCCATGTATGATTTTATGTATGTGTTGCCAGTTATTTACTCGGGTGATATTTTCATGTTCTAAACCCTGGTTGTAATCGTGATTATATAATAATGGTCGTAAACCATATTCTAATCCTTTTTTAGCATTGGTCCATTTGTCTTCTACCCACCATAAATTTGTACCGTGAAACTCTGCCAGTGCTGCATCTTTATGATCTCCTGTTTCTAATATAAAGAAATTTGTAAACACAGTATCTCCAAATAATTCTGCTAATCTTCTTTTTCTTAATTCTTGTGCTGGTATATCTGATGTTTGTGATGTTATAGGTATAAATGTCCAGCCTTCGGCGTGTAATAATTTTACCCAAGTCTGTGCATCTGGCATGGGTTGTTGTATACTCATCCATGCACTCTTATTAAATTCTCTAACTAATTCTCGCGAAAGATCTTTGTGTATGCCATATCGAATACTCATATCGTATTCATGATCTGTGTTTTCTAATTGGGGGAATCCTTTGGTTGCCATCCATTTATTAAAATGGTCTTCCCATTCCAATAGTACACCGTCAACGTCTGTGAGTATTATTCTATCTGATTGTGGCATCTTCCATTCCAGCCACTCGTAGTTTAACTATGTTAGTTAACTGCCACTGTTTTTGATCTAATCCTTTGGTTATGCCTAACCATTTATTTCTTAATAGAGCAAATTCATTGATAATTTTTTCCATATCCACTACATCTGCTTCGCCATCTACATATTTGTCAGCATCTCGAGATGTTAATGCTCTATTATAATTTTCTAAAAACTTCTTAAATGTTTTAGATCTTAATCTTCTGTTTTCTATGTTAAGATATTCTAATATCGCTTCTATTTCTTGTAATTGATTGAATCTTTGTTCTACCACTCCAGGTAGGGCTGCTGCTGCTTTTTCAAGATTTCCAAAGATATATATTTCTTTTCTTGCTGTTTCTAGTTCCTGATCAAAATGTTTTATACAATCAGGTATTAAACTAATATCCTGACTTACTTTAGTATACCAGCTCATTATTCGTCGTATCCGTCTTCTTCTTCATCTTCAAACACGCTCTCAATTGCTTCTTCTAATTTTTCATCATACTCTCCAGCGGATTTGATTACTTTAGTAGGAACACCAATATCTACCAATGTCTTAATAAAGTCTACGGCACAGTCTACTTTCTGTCTATCAGGCACATAATGACTGATTGAATTCCATATCTGTTCTATTTCTTCGTGTGTAAACTCTTGCATTAATTTTTATCCTGCCAAAGTGTTTTAAATGTTCTTTTTTTCTTTTTACTATCCCAACAACCGTAGTAACCTGTGATTTTTTTCTTTTTTTTCTTTTTCATAATTGAAATATTGTAATAATTAAGTAAGTAATCAACGATGTCCCTCCTATCCATAAAACATCTGACCACATTCCTTTATTTTTTATCTTTTTTAATTTCTTTTTCATCTTCTTTTGGTTCTGGTTTTTTAACATTTTGATAATCGTTCATTATCATTGTTAATTTATCTCCATCCCAATCTTTTCTATATTCTAGATGTTCTTTACCTTTGCTATCCACATACTTTAATCTGTTGCCAGATTGAACCAGTACTCCTTGTTTTTCAAAAAGATCAACCAATCCAGAATAAGGATCCATTCCTGTGTCATATGGAATTTTAACCTGTACACTTTCAAAAGGTTTAGCATATCGAGTTTTCATAACTTTACATGCTGCTCGAATACCTCTTACTTCTGAAATTTTATTACCTGCTTCGTCTTCTTTTAATTTTAATTTTTTCATTGCTATCACAATAGAAGAAGCATAGATAAATCCTTGACCTCCAGATATTTTATCATCTGGATCAAACATATCTTGTGATGCATACGTGTGGTTGGTTGCAATTAATCCTACATTCCAAGAACCAAACATGTTTACACAATTTCTAACCAGTGCTGTTAGGGCTTTAGGTTTTCTACCTAAATCACCTTTCATCTCTCCTGCTTCAAACTGATTAACGTCTGTAGGAGTTAATAACATACCCAACGAATCTATAACAAATAAAATTTTAGGTGCATTTTCTCTATTATCTGGGTTCTCTTCTCTGTAACCTTTCATGAATTCTGATATTGTTTTAGCAACATCATCCACCATTGAAAGACTCAATTTTAATAATTTCTTCTCATCTGTGTCTACACCTAGTGCTTGTAACCAAGCCTCGTCTAGTGCGTTCTCAGTATCAATTAGAATAACATAGATACCTTGTGCTTGTGCATTCTTAATTATATTGCCTGATGCTATGTAAGATTTACCTGCTCCTGATTCTCCTGCTAACACAGATACTTTACCTAGTGGAATACCTTTGTTAAAGTCTCCCGATATCAAATAGTTTAATGCGTAGTTGCCTGTAGAGATCCAATCAGTAGGATCATTGAATCCTAAACCTAAACCTTGAATTGATTTTGTAATGCTTTTTCTAAACTTTGTTGCGTCAAATACTTTTGTCATTTTTTTATTCCTATGTTCTTATATTAACACTAATTGGCTCCAGTGTCAATATGCTGGAGCCAAAAGGGAAATTAGTGTTATTTGCTTTGTCTTGATCTAATCAGTTTCAAGATATCTTCTGCTCTTTTAGCACTGTCAGTAGATGGTTGAGGTGCTGCCGCAGCAGGAGCCGCTTTTACCGCTTCTACTTTGGTAACAATCGCTTCTCCATCAACTGGAGCTGTTACTGATGCTGATCCGTTCGCAGAACCATTTGCTGTAGCTGATACTCCAGCTGGTCTGAAATACTGACCATATTTTTCTAGATCATAAGCTTCACCTTCTACAGATTTTTCAAATAATTCTTTGATTATTTTTACTTCTGCATCGGTGGGCTTCTTGGGTCTGAAGTCTGAAAGATTAAACAATCCAAACTTGTCAATGGCTGCTCTTTCTGCTTCGTCTAGAGCTCTTTCTCTTCTGCTCCATTTTGAAGTAGAGTAATCAGCATATCCGCCTTTGGATGTTTTGGTTATTCTAAAATCCACACCTCTCACAGCATCAGTTGGTAACTCTTCCATTTCTGGATCCAGTAACGCAGATCTGATTATGTTAAAAATTTGTGGACCAATAATGAATCTTCTAATTGGATTCTCTGGTGTTTTGTCATCTGACAATGGATTTTGTAACACAAAACCTTGGAATATATAACTTTTCTTTTTCCAATATTTTCTGCCCATGTCTTCCATTGACTTGTCTTTGAACCACGGTCTAACTTCTGTTAGAACTGGACAAGTTTCTCCATACATTTCCATGCACGGTACTTGTACTTGCACCGGTCTTGAATCCGCTTGTCCTTTAATTCCAGCAAAAGGCAATTTAATCATTGCTCTTTCTGTCCAGAAAAAAGTGTTGCTTGGATCTTTGTCAGGTAAGAAACGAACTACTGCTTCTTGATTTTCCTGTATGTTCCAGTGTGGGTAGATGGCGTTGTCGCCACCGGTTGATGAAGTGGAGCGATTCACTTCTTGAGATTTTAATCTCGCTCTTATTTCAGCTAGTGTAGCCATAATGTAAGCCTCCTATTGTGCCTATGTTTGTTTTATATTTGCCTAATGTATATTAGACATAAAGAATAATATACACACTTATTTATCTGTTGTCTATGATGAAATTTGGTAATTTTATTAATTGTTTCTTAATTTTTTTAATATTATTTCTGGATCTATACTATTATATATATTTTGAGATGTATTTTCAAAGATAGCTAATTTGTTTCCAATTGGAAATGGTTCTTCCATATAAAATTTTACTGAGCCATTATCTAAATAAAAAACAAATTGCCAAAATTTCTTTAAGAAATTTTTATGTCCTCTTTTTTTTAACAATTTTTGAAACTCTGATAGATTTAAATCATTTTTGTCTTGAAAAAATTTAATATTTGTAGATAATTTAGGCATTAAAAAATCAAATAATAAAAAATCACAAAACGAAACACAAAAAATATCATCAATACCGGTAGAAATTATTTCATTGTAATTTTTGTCAATTTTTTTTATATGAAGTATTGTTGGAGGACTCTGTATTCTATTGATGCCAAATACTAAAATTTTTTTCTTGTTAACATATTCAGAATGTAAAAAATTTTCTTGTATATGCATATGGCATTTATAGAATTATTAAAAAATTAACTATTTTTAATTTGATCTATAAATCCGGGCATAAACACAGAATCATATTTTGTGTATAAAGGTTGAGTCAAAGAATAAAATTTTTCCATTTCTTTTTGATCAAGTTCTTTATAAAACAGTCCTTGTTCTGTAGAATTTTTAATTAATTCTTCTGCATCTTCCAACGACCACTGACGTTCTAAACGAGCAGCATCAACAGCAGATTTAGAAATAGCTGATTTAAGTTCATCAGTCAATGTATTCCACCATTTTTCACTTACAACTATAGTTGTTAAAAATATACTGTGTTTTGTATCGGTTATATAACGTTTTGTAGAATTGTCTTTTACAAAATTTGGTACACGAGGCAATGTTGTGTCAACTGCATCATGGTTGATTTTTAATTCATCGGCTATTCTACGACCCCATTGATCATTTACTTGAGGGTCCGGTCTTCCTCCTATTGCTTCTATTGTATCCATTGCGATAGGATTAGTGCCAGTATAAAATTTTAAATTTTTAAAATCTGCTAATGTGTGTATTTCTTCGTTGCTCAACATTACACGATATCCTCCACTGTATGTGAATGCTAATCCTCTTGCTGGACTTTTTTCTTTTAGTGATTCTAACATTTCTTGTCCAATTTTACCTTCTACTACTCGTGCAACGTGATCATGATCATTAAATAGGAAAGGTAATTCTAAAGCCATAAATGCCGGAGTATTATATTTCCAAAGATGACTTATATGCAATTGACTCATCTCTAATAAACCTTCTTCCATATATGAAAGAGGATTCTCAATTGGTCTGTTATATTTTTTTGAAAACTCTGCTGATGTAAGAATTTCTATTTCGATAGCTCCATTGGTTCTTTCGTAAACATCTTTAGAAAATGCTTTGGCGGTTCTTAAGAATAAATCTACTGGCTCATGTGCTATTAGCCATTTTATTTTCTTTGTTTCCTGCATTGTTTTCTCCTATTTTAAACTTATTTTATTTATTATATATTTATATACCAGCTACCTTTTAATTACTGATAATTCGTCTATTTTAAACTTACCTTATTTATTATATAGTTATATACCAGCTAACTTTTTAATAGAAGAAAGCTCTTGGTTTTCTACTGGTGCTCGTTTAGCTTTTTCGTCTCTGTATTGTTTTGATATTACTATGTATTCTTGTGGTGTCAGTTGGTGCACATCTTTGTTATGAGTGCTTTTTAACCAATCACGAAATCTATACTCATCATTGATGTTGACATTGGCTTCTTTTTGCATCGTTTCTAATAATCCCATGCTGTCCAGTCGATCCATAATCCAAGCTTCGGGATCAC